AGCACGCATCAGTACGTTGAATCAACGTGTAAAAGAGATATAGTACATATTATAGATGCAGTTTCTACGGATTTATTATATGGTGGAAACGAAAGAACAATAAATGCTGGGGTATTCTATTACTTATATCCATCAGAAGCAACGGGTTCACAAATACAGGAGACTGTTACCGGTATCCAATATGCTAGAGATATCGCATTCAAAATTCTTAAAGGAAATACATTTATTAAAGTATCACAAAATAAATTACAAGCAAAAGAATTAATTTATAACAATAGAGAATTTATACAAAACGAAGTTATAAGTTATGTATCGGCAAGTTGGAGTACAACATCTTATAATGAAACAACTTGTAAGAGAGATGTAGGACATATTTTAGATGCGGTAACAACTGATATAGTTTATGGTGGTAATGAAAGAAGTATTAATGCTGGAGTATTCTATTATGAATATCCATCACAAGCTACAACATCTCAATTAGGAGCAACATTAAGTGGAATCAAATATGCAAAAGATTTAACTGATAAAGTATTAAAGAATTCAACATTTGTATCGGCATCAAATTCTAGCATTTTAGCATACGAATTAATATTCAATAATAAGGCATTTATACAAAATGAAACTATTGCATATATATCTTCTTCTTGGAGTTCATTCCCTTATAATGAAACAACTTGTAAGAGAGATGTTGGATATATTTTAGATGCAGTAGCAACTGATATTCTTTATGGTGGTAATGAAAGAGTAGCTGAAGCTGGTGAGTATTATTACTTATATCCTTCATTAGCAATCATAGGTAATGACGGTGATACTGGTGGACAATTAAATCAAACTTTAGATGGTATAAAATACGCTAAAGGAATTACTGAAAAAATTGTAGCAAACATATTATTACAATCACCAACAACATCTGAATTAACTGGATTTAATTTATTAACGGATAATAAGAAGTTTATACAAAGCGAATCAATTGCTTATCTATCTTCTTCTTGGAGTGGTGATGATGGATTTAGTTATAATGAAACAACTTGTAAGAGAGATATTGGCTATATTATAGATGCGGTAAGAACTGACCTTTTATATGGTGGAAACGAAAGAAGTTCTAAAGCTGGAGAGTATTATTATTTATATCCATCAGCGGCAATTCTAACCGGTTCTATTTCACCAACTACAGCAACTCAAAAAGGACCTACTCTTGATGGAATACAATATGTAGCTGGTACTGCTCAAAATGTGATATCAAATAAAGAACTGATAGCACCAACTGGATTTGTAACATCATCGGTTAATTTGTTGAGACAGAATAAACGATTTATACAAAACGAAACGGTACAATATATAGATGCATTCTTCCCTAATTTAGTTTATTTAAGAGAAAAATGTAGACGTGATGTTGGCTATATTTTAGATGCGGTTATAACTGATACTTTCTATGGTGGAAATCAAAGAAGTGTTATAGCAGGACAGTATTATTACTTATATCCATCATTAGCAACAAAGAGTACGCAAGTTAGAGAAACTGTAGAGGGTGTTGAATACGCAAAAGCACTTTCTAAAGCAATTGCTCAAAACATTAAATTAAATTCACCGGCATTAACAACAAATACCGATGGAAATATTAAAGTAACCGATACAACACAATATACAACATCGTTGAGTGCAAGTATAAACGAAGTAAATCAAATTAGTTCATCATTTGCGTTAGTTACTAATATTATTGAAAATGGATTATCTACAATACCAACTATTATTGAAAATGGAAATGGTTTAATTAAAGTAAGTAATACCATTCAATACACATCATCAATATCAGCAAGTGGAGTTGAATTAGATATTATCACATCATCATTTAAGCATGTGGCTGATATTATTGAAAATGGTGTTGCATTTGTACCGGATTCATTGGCAAGAAACTATAATTATGGGTTTGAATTATCTACACCAACTTTATTACATATAAGTTCACAAGAACAAGTAATTGGAACTGGTTCATATAACTTATCAACTCAAATTACAAATATAAGTTCTTCTTATGGTACTGTTGTAAACGTTCTTAAAAATGGATTAAGTGTATTACCTACATTAGTAGCTAGTACATCTTCATCATTAAAAGTAACAAATGCAAATCCTATAAGACAAGTAATATCGGCATCATCATTTGATACTAATAAGATTGCAAGTGGATTTGATTTGATACTAAATGTAATTGAAAATGGAACATCGGTTCTACCAACAATCGTATCAAATACATCTGCAAGTATTAAAGTAACTGATACTCCACAATTAATAAGTGGAAGTGCAGCAGGAAGATTGCAAGGCAAATTAATATCAGCATCATTATCGTTGGTAATTGATGTGTTATTAAATAATGGTACAAGTTCAATCGCATATAGACCATCAACATATCCAATAGCAAATACAAATACAAAGATAAATTCGGCATATAACTTATTAGTAAGTAACTCTAAATTTATAGTTGATGAAACTATTGCATATATGAGTTCATCTTGGAGTGGATTTGAATATACACAAAGTAAATGTGAAAGAGATTTGACTGGAATCCTTAGTGGTTCTGCATTTGACCTTTTATACGGTGGTAACTCAGCATCTTTGTTTAATGGTAAGTTCTATTTTGATTTCCCATCACAAGCTACTGGTTCACAATTAGACCAAACAATCACTGCAATTAAATACGCAAGTGGATTGGCAGAGAAGGTGGTGTTGAACATTCCGTTTACACATATATCAGCATCGATTAATCAACAAACATCGGCATCTTGGAATTCATTAAGAGCTAATAAAGAATTTATACAAAGTGAATCAATTGCGTATCTATCTTCTTCTTGGAGTGATTTTGATTATAATGAAATAACTTGTAAAAGAGATATCGGATATATTATAGATGCTGTAGCAACTGACCTTTTATATGGCGGAAACGAAAGAAGTGTTGTGGCTGGAAGATACTATTATGATTTCCCATCACAAGCTACCGATTCACAATTAGAACCAACATTAACTGGTGTAAGATACGCAAAAGGAACAGCTATGAATGTAGTTGTTAATAAAGAGATATTTACATCATCATTAGAAGTTCAATATACCTATGATTTAATAAAGGCTAACAAACGATTCATACAAAGTGAAAGTATCGCATTTGTAAATGTTAAATACCCTAATTTAGATTATAGTGAAAGTAAATGTTATAGAGATTTAGGATATATCATCGATGGTGTAGCAACTGATTTACTTTATGGTGGTAACGAAAGAAGTAGAAAGAATGCGGATTACTATTATCAGTTCCCATCTCAAGCTAATGGGTCTGGTTCGCAAGTTGTGGAGACAGTGGAAGCAATTAAGTACGCAGCTAGAATAACAACGGCATCTATTAGTAGTATATTGATAGGGACACCTTCTGTTATACCTAATACGTTAGCAAATATTAAAGTAACTAACGCTCAACAATTTATAACATCATCGTTATTTGGAACTATTACCGAAGCTAACACAATATCCGCATCTATTTCTATTGTAACAGATATAGTAAGAAATGGTACTGGTTCATTACCAACTTTAATTCCATATACAACTGCATCCGTTGATACTAATGTAATATACGCATATAATTTATTAAAAGCAAATATTGGATTCATAGTATCGGAAAGTATTGCATATTTGAGTTCATCTTGGTCAACTGCATCTTACGATGAAAGTAAGTGTAGACGTGATTTAGGGTTTATATTAAGTGGTTCTGCCGAAGACTTATTATTTAATGCAAATTCCGCATCAATATTCAATGGTGTGTTCTATTACTTATATCCATCTCAAGCACAAGGTGCACAACTAAATCAAACATTGGATGGTATTAACTATGCAAGCCGTTTGGCACAAAATATAGTACAAAATGTAACTTATGTAACCGCATCAGCAAATGTATCGGCATCATACGAATTGATACGAAACAATAGAGAGTTTATTCAAAATGAAACTATCGCGTACATATCTTCTTCTTGGAGCACGGCATCGTATGATGAGGTAACTTGTAAGAGAGATGTTGGTCATATCATAGATGCAGTTTCTACCGATTTATTATATGGTGGTAATGAAAGAAGTACAAACGCTGGGGTATTCTATTACTTATATCCATCTCAAGCGCAAGGCTCACAATTACAACCAACATTAACGGGTGTTAATTACGCAGGACAAACTTCTAAGAATGTTGCAGCATCATTAACTTATGTAACTGCATCACAAATAGTATCAGCATCGGTTAATTTGTTGAGAAAGAATAGAGAGTTTATACAAAATGAAACTTTAGCTTACTTAACTGCTAGCTGGAGTACATTTGAGTATGATAAAGATAAGTGTAAGAGAGATGTTGGTTATATATTAGATGGTGTTACTACCGATTTATTATATGGTGGTAATGAGAGAAGTGTATTAAATGGCGAGTTCTATTACAAATATCCATCTTTGGCAATTGTTGAAGGAGATGGTGATGGACTTGGTCAATTAGGACAAACAATTGATGGTATAAACTACGCAAGTAGATTGGCACAAAAAGTTGTAAAAAACATAGTATTTGTAACCGCATCATTAGAGGCATCTGCATCATTTGACCTGTTAAGAAAAAATAAAACATTCGTAGCAGAAGAAACAATTAAATATGTATCTTCATCTTGGAGTGGTGTATATTATAATGAGGCAACGTGTAAGAGAGATGTTGGATACTTAATAGATGCAGCAGCAACTGATGTATTATATGGTGGACAAGAAAGAAGTGTAATAGCAGGACAGTATTATTATTTATATCCTTCTAACGTAATTAATTCGGGTGTTCCATCAACTCAAAACCAATTAGACCCAACACTTACTGGTATCAGATACGCTGGAAAATTATCTAAAAAGGTAATAACTAATCCAACCTATTTAGTACCATCTGCATCGTTATTAACAACTGCAAAATTGTTGACAGATAATAAAGAATTGATACAAAAAGAAACTATAACATTCTTATCTTCATCTTGGAGTGGATTAAAGTACAATGAAGTAAGTTGTTCGCGTGACTTAGGATTTATCATAGATGCAATCAGAACTGACTTAGTTTATGGTGGTAACGAAAGAAGTATTGAAGCGGGTTCATACTACTATAAATTCCCATCGGTAGCGATTGTGGAGAGTTATGGTGATAATAATGGACAGAAAAAACAAACCGTAGATGGTATTAACTTCGCAAGAGGACTTTCTGAAAAGATAGTTGCAAATACTCTATTAAATTATTTAGCTCCATCAACTAAAAGAAGACAAGCGGCTGAAAGATTAAAACTTGGTAAAGAAGAATTAAAACAAAGAGCAATTGGATATACAAATGGAGCTTTCCCATATTTAGTATATAATGAGGCGAGTTGTTCACGTGATACTGGATTTATTGTAGATGCGTGTGTGACAGACTTATTATATGGTGGAAATGAAAGAGGAATTAGAGCAGCATCTTCATACTACGATGGTCAGTATGGAAGTGCAATCGCTGTGACTAGAGACCAATTATTAGAAACATTGGAAACAAATCGTTATCTAAGAACTAGAGCAGAGTTTATAGCAGCGGGAGCTCCATTGGAAGCATTTGGTTCTTTAATTGTGGCAACTGGTATTGACTACTCTTATAATGGTAGTGGTGTGACATTTAAAGCACTTCCACCAAATCAAGGTGGTAGTGGTGTAGCTAATCCGGCGTTTGAAATTACCGAATTGGGTGGTGGTAGAATATTCTTTACCTCTGGAAACCAAGATGGTGACTTTAGAATTGGTACGGGATTGAGTATTAATCAGGCAACTGGTACTCTTGTGGGTAGAACATTTAGTAAATCTCTATTCTCATTAGTAACTCCGTTCTCATTGGCACTACAAATATAAAAAAGAAAATAAAAAATAAAAAGAAATGGCAGAAGTTTTTGTACCCTTAAATCGGTTCCAGTCAGTAGTAACAGGATTGACTGGAGAACAAGATGAAATATATGCAACTCCATTAGGAGTTTCATCTATTGTACTATCTTGTCAAATTACAAATAATAGTTTAGTGACACAGCCGGTTACTATATTAGTTACATCTAATAGAGAATTGCCTGTACCACAATTTGTTGACATATATAATGGTAGTTCATTTATTAGTTCTTCTGTGTCTTTATTAGATTTTAGTGGTAGTTTTGCGAGTGCATCTTTATTATTAAATGCAAATAGACAATTTTTAAGAAAAGAAATAGCAGCATATACTAATAATCAAAATAGTTTATCTGAAACTCCATTTACTTTTATATCATCATACTTTGAACAAAATACTTTAGATGATGTGGATGCAATAAAATATGATATTGTAAATAATACAACTATTAGAACAAATAAAGCAGCAAAAGCTTACTTTGATAAAAATGGTGTATCTGCAATTGCAACAACTGAATATTCCGCATCAATATTTGCATTAGATTATTTAAAAACACTGTCTACTCAAATTATAAAAAACGAATCAACAACGGGTTCAGTCGATTCTCCACTTTTATTTCAAAATGTAGTTACTCAATCTGTACTAACTGGATTTACAAACGGAAGTGTAGCGGGAATTTCGGCATCTATATATTTGGTTAATAGTTTAGTGGATGTTATTAAGGCAACCATTGAAAATCCAGTATTTACCGAACAACCACCTGTTGAGTTGGTGACAAATGTAACAATTCCGGTAGCCGATTCTCTTTCACCGGTAGTTTCTGGTAAATTAGTATTAGAAGAAGGTTACGGCTTTATAGTTTCGGGCTCAACCAAATTATCGGTAGTCCTATCTCTACTTGAATCTGCTAATGAATAACGATAATATTATCTATTAATATTTATAGGTGATTTTTTTCATATTTATAATAAAGCTGGAAAGTACGAATGGCAATTAGTAATCTATTATCAGGTAGGGTAAGGGTAGTATCCCCAAAAAACGTAACACAAGATAGGTATCAATTCGTTGATTTATCTCAAGTTGAACCTAATTTGGGTGTTCCAAACTTTTCTGCTTCACTTTCTGGTTCACCGGCTATCGTAGTTTCGGATGACCAGGGTAATAGAGGATTTGTAAGAAGCCTTGATTTAGATAGAGTAAGTGGACAATTTACGGGGTCTTTTACCGGTAGTGCCGAATCTTTGAGCGGTAGTTTTACTGGTTCTTATACTGGTTCGTTTTCTGGTTCATATTTTGGTGATGGTGCTGGTTTATTTAATTTACCAGATACAATTAGATTAGCAAGTGGTTCTGCAACTGCTTCTATTTCACCTAATTTTGGATTACAAATAAATGTTGATACAACGATTGCAGAAAACTTATATGTATCAAAATCAATATACGCCGAACAATTAGTTGTTAGTATAATTTCATCATCGGTAATTTATTCATCTGGTTCAAACAAATTTGGTGATGAATTAAGTGATAAGCAAGAATTTACTGGTAGCGTAACTATAACAGGTTCTTTAGCAGTAGAAAATCAAATTATATTTGGAGAAGCTACGGGTTCTTCTATTTCGGCATCATTTACTGGTTCTTTTTTTGGAGATGGTGCAAATTTAATCAATCTCCCACAGGCTACAAAATTGGCAAGTGGTAGCGTAACCGCATCAGTTAGTCCTGAAAATGGATTTTTAGTTATTTCATTAGAAAGCGGTTCGATATTTAGTGGTAGTGTAAAATTAAGTAGCGGTTCTGTATTTAGTGGTAGTGGTAGAGACCTTTTTGATATACCTGAATCCGCTTTATCATTTGCACCTTTTAGAATTTCAAGTGGTAGTGTAACCGCATCTGTTTCTCCAGTTTATGGATTTAGAGTTGAATCACCTGATAGTGGTTCTGAATTTACTGGTAGTATTAAACTATCGTCTGGTTCATTCTTTAGTGGTTCTGGTAGATTTCTTTTTGATATTCCAGAATCCGCTTTATCATTTGCACCTTTTAGAATTGCAAGTGGTTCGGTAACTGCTTCCGTTTCTCCTGTTTATGGGTTTAGAGTAGAATCTGCGGCAAGTGGTTCTGAATTTACTGGTAGTGTGGATATTTCCGGTTCGGTAAATGTTGATGGTGCGGTAACTGCATCTTTCTTTGTGGGAGATGGTAGTAAGTTAATAAATGTACCATCGTTAGTAGCACCGAGAATTGCAAGTGGTTCTGCAACTGCATCGATATCACCGGATAGAGGATTAGAAATTAACACATCAGCAGCGATAAATGGATATTTAGTAGTAACCGGTTCGGTTTCTGCATCACAATATAGTGGTAGTGGTAGAGGGTTATTTGATATCCCGCGTTCTGCATTATCGGAAGAAGTATTCCGTATTGCGAGTGGCAGTGTAACTGCATCCGTTTCACCAACCGAAGGATTTAAAGTAGAATCATTAGAAAGTGGTTCTCAATTCACTGGTTCATTATTTGTAAGTGGTGGTGTTGAATTATCTTCTGGTTCTTCGTTTAGTGGTAGTGGTGAACGATTATTTAATATTCCAAGAACGGCTTTATCACCAGACGCACTTATTTCAAACTTAATAGCGAGTGGTAGTGTAACCGCATCAGTTTCCGATTCGGAAGGATTTGTTGTAAAATCAACTGCAAGTGGTTCTACATTTAGTGGTAGTATTTTTCTATCATCTGGTTCATTTTTTAGTGGTAGTGGTGAAAAATTATTTAATATACCTCGTTCGGCTATTTCGAATTTAGATACAAATTTAATATTTTCCGGTTCGGCAACTGCATCAATAGACCCGGTAAAAGGATTTAATGTAAACATTTATAGTAAGTTTAGTGGAAGTATGATTGTTTCATCTTCAAACTATGCAATACCAAGTCAATCATTAAATACAGTATATGATGTAACAAATAATGGATTTAGTGCATATTTGTTTACAAACGCAATAAGTGCTTCAAATCCAACATTGACTTTAGTAAGAGGAGTTACTTATACTTTTAACGTAAACGCACTTGGACATCCTTTTTGGATAAAATCAGGAAGTAGTAAAGTTAGCGGAACGAATGATGCATATAATACAAATGTTACAAACAATGGTACTGATAATGGAACTATTA